AAACCGGACATAGACAATATTTTGAAAATCGTACAGGATGCCGGGAACAACGTTATCTGGTCCGATGATGCGCAGGTCTTCAAATTGCGGGACGTAGAAAAACGGTACGGGGACCGGCCGGGGCTGACGGTTCTAATTGAGATCGAAGAAAGGGGCGAAGAATGAACAGTGCAAACATAACGGGACGGCTCACAGCTGACCCCGAATTAAAGACAACCGGAAAGGGGGAAAAAATGGTCCGCTTTACGGTTGCGGTGGACAGAGAGACAGCAGAAAAGGAAGCGGATTTTATACGGTGCGTAGCGTTCCGGCAGTCCGCGGAATTTCTCTGCAATTACGCAAGCAAGGGCGATACCGTAGGAGTAACCGGAAAAATCCGGACCGGGTCATATGAAGACAGGGACGGGAAGAAAGTTTTTACAACGGATATATTCGCCGACCGTGTCGAGAAGTTGCACGCAACAAAACCGAAAGCAGACTACCCGAACAATGGCACGCCGTTAAAAACCCGGGACGCCTACACCGCACCGGAACCAAGCGAGGTCGGGCCGGATGATTTACCGTTCTAAAGCCCCAACGCTTGCCCGCTGGCTTTCCGATCACGTGGGCGAGGTGGTACAGATTGGGACCAAAGACGGGTCCGGGTTCCTGTATGCAGGGAAAGCGGGGCGGTTCACTTTGGACGCAATGCGCAGCGCATACAAGACCGATTTTTCAAACGCGAAAGTTTACGAGGTTCGGCGCTCATTCTATGCGGGCTATATCGTAATTATTCACGGTTCCCGTTCGGGACTGGCAGAGCTTCCGCGGGAGTTAATGCCAACGTTTCCGGATGCACCGATCGAAAATTATATCCGGTTTGCTGACAATTGGGCGGGCGTTATGGCGCGGGATTATAAACAATCATTGCTCGCCGTTGGACTTGGAACGGGAACGCCGCAGGATGAAAGCAACATTTTGCAATGCGAAAAATTTATCCGTTCTAATACGTTTGCCCTGATAGTCCCGCACGCTGACGGGGAACAGGTTATAACGCTAATTAAAAAACAGGTACGAAAGGAAATTGAAGAACGTGAGCAAAGACGAAAGGAACGGGCAAAAAGATGGATTTATTAAACTATCCCGCCGGCTGACCGATTGGGAATGGGCAGACGATCCGTCCATGCTTGCGGTTTGGGTTCACTGTTTGCTTGCGGCGAATTGGCGGGATTACCGGTACCACGGGCAGACCATCCCGCGCGGTTGTTTCCTGACAAGTTGCCGGGCGTTTGGTGAACGTGTAGGGCTATCAGAAAGCACGATCCGGCGGTGTTTTGACAGGCTGGAAAGCGGCGGAGAAATCGACAGACAGGTGACGCACCGCGGAACGCTCATAAAAGTGCGTAACTATGCGGTTTTTCAAGATTCCGAAACCGGCACGCGACGAACTGTTGACCAAACCGGTGACCAAACCGGTGAACAAACTGCTGACCAAACCGGTGAACAACAAGAGAAGAAGATAAGAAATAAAGAAATTAAGAAGAATAGAGATAGAGAGAATATATCATCTGTTATTCAGACCGAAACCGAAACGGGCACGGATGCACAACCCGCGCTCTCTGAAATTATTTCTTTTGTTTCTTCCGAATGCCTGACCATAGACCCGGAGCGATTCTTCAGTTACTACACCCGCAAAGGCTGGCAAGGCGTGACCGATTGGAAAGCACGGGCGAAAGCATGGGACAAACGGGAGCGGAAACGGCAGCCGGAAACGTTGCCCGAATACTACAACGCCGAGCCGATCAGGGACCCCAACCCAAAACCGGCAACGGCTGAAGAAATCGAAACAGTACGAAAACAGATCCAGCGGGGGAAATTATGAACCCGTGCACGAGCTGTAAGAAACGCAAAGGGTGCCGGAACTGTAAACCCCGCAGGGATTGGGACCGGCACCAGAGCAAAGAGAAAAGGAAAGGAAAACGAAAAATGAAAATTAACCGACTTACGAACCCCGCCGAAACGTTCGAAGACGTGTCCGACATGGTACGCGCCGCCGAATTGCTGGCGGAAGTATACGGGCGGTATGACATAACCGGACATGGAATGGTCCCGCCGGAAATCGAATCGGTACGCGATGCGTTTATCGAAACGTGCCGGGCATTGAAAAGCGTAATGCGGAGATACAGCCGGAACGTTTCCGAGATCATCAAAGCGGCCAAAACGGAACCGGAAGAGGATACACCGGAACAAGATACAAGTCGAACCCGCGCGGGGTTTGTTGTCTACGAAGCGGAGCGCCCAGAATGACCAGACTGATTGAATTTATCATTACGATTGAACAAACTGACGTTATCACAGACAGTGAAAACAAGCGCGTAACCGTCAACATTGAGGGCAAGGGGGCGCGCCCGCTGATACACTGCGGGGAGTGCAAACACGCGAAGCCGATTGATTCTGAATGGTTAGAATGCCAGCATGATAAGCGAGTTAATAAACGGTACAGTTTCTGTTCGTGGGCAGAACGAAAGGAGAGCAAACATGACCCGGCTGATTGATGCGGATGCGCTGATTGAAGAATGCAACAACATTATCGAGGAAGTAGATGCAGGAGAATTGAAAGAAGACTACTACGACGGCTACGAGGCAGGCGTGGAGAATATACGTGATTTTGCCGAACATATGCCAACCATAGACGCAGAACCTGTAAAGCGTGGAATGTGGACTTTTATTAGATTGACGGATAAAGATTGGGGACATAAAGCAAAAGAATGTTCATCGTGCGGAAGTACATTCTTTAATACAACACTGTGGGATTTCTGCCCGAACTGCGGAGCGAGGATGGACAGGGCCGAGCCGAAAGAATGAAGCCGGAACAATTATCACTATTCAGCCCGCCCAGGGAAGAAACCGAGACGGAACCGAAACCCAACACGCACCCGCTGGACGGGACATGGTGGCGACCTAAAACAACATACAGATATAACGAGAACGGACGCCCCAGCGGTTGGGTTCTGATTCCGCACAACGTTTATGCGCTTGTGTATGTGCATGAAACACTTAAACGATTACGGGCGGCATACAGTACGGAAGACCAAGACGGGATCCTGCGGCATTATTGTGATGCTAACATTACCGCGGAAGATTTAACGCAATATTTCGACCGGATACCGGAACCGGAACAGCGGAAAGCGTGGGAAGAATGACAATCGAAACACTGGAGCAATACAGAAATATCAGAACGGAAATAAAGACGCTCACAGCCGAAATAGAAGCCATGTACGACACGAGAAAGAGCCCGAACGGACAAGAACCCGGCGGGCACGGTTCCACGCCGTCAGCGCCCACAGAAACGGCTTTCCGAAACATTCAGGCAGCAAAGGCGAAACGGGACCGGATGCGGAAAGAGTGGGAACGGGCGGTGCATGATATAGAAGCGTGGCTGGATACCGTACAGGATGCCGACATCCGGTCAATTGTCCGCCTGCGGTTTGTACTTGGGTACAGCTGGAAACGGACAAGCCGGGAGATATACGGGACGGACAGTTATTACAGGGCAAGTAAAAAATTTTATAGATTTATGAAAAAAATTTGACCTTGTCCAAAATGTCCAAAAACATTTCTGATATTGTTAACGTGTACCAGAACGGAAAAGGACGGCGGAACAGTACGGGAGAGCTGAACCGCCGTTTTAATTAAAAGTTATGGCAGAGAAAAAAAAGAGATACCGCCCGGATGCGGACGGGAAGTTCAAACGCCCCTACCTGAAAAACCGCAAGGCTGTAATTGCATCCGGGGACGTGTGCGCCATATGCGGGCGGCCGATCGACAAAGCGCTCCGGTTCCCCGACCCAATGAGCGCAAGCGTTGACCACATAATCCCGATTGCAAAAGGCGGACACCCCAGCGACCCGCAAAATTTACAGTTGACCCACCTGATATGCAACCAGATGAAAGCGGCGAAACTGACAATAGAAGCGAATAAAGAAACCGAAACAAAGGCGAAAAAGGTAACTAATCGGGTTTTACCTTTGTCGATGGATTGGCAGCGATGGAACGGGGCATGACCCCCGCGCCCCCTTGTCTTTCCCAAGTCGCGCGCCATGTCGGACAATATTTCGCAGGCAAGCACCACACCACCCCGGCGATCCGGGCGGGCAGGTGCTTTTTTATGAGGTGAATAAATGGAATATTACGGAATTGAATACTTACGGCGAAAGCTGGCACACAAACGCGTCCGGGTTCGGGTCCGTTACAACTATTACGAAATGAAAGACCGAGCCGGCAGACCGTCCGCAGTTATGCCGCCATGGCTTAAGGGCTTATATACGGCGTGTGTGGGGTGGTGCGCAAAATCGGTGGACGCATTGGCGGACCGTCTTGTGTTTGATGGTTTCAATGCTGACTTTTACGGCGCCGGCCGGATATTTGACGAAAACAACCCGGATATTATGTTCGATTCGCTGATACGTGAAAGCATGGTCGCCGGTTGTGCTTTTGTCCAGATTGCACACGGCGAAAACGGCGAAAAAATCCCCCGGCTTTCCGTACTGACCGCAGACAGGGCGACCGGAATTATTGACGAATTCACCGGATTACTAAAAGAGGGTTACGCCGTTTTGGAAAAAGACGAAAACGGGGACCCGATTCTGGAAGCATGGTTTACCCCGGAATTTACGGAATATTACAGGAAAGGCGCCGAGCCGTACAGGGAAGAAAACCCCGCACGCTGGCCGTTATTGGTTCCGGTAATGTTCCGCCCGGATGCCAAGCGACCGTTCGGGCATTCGAGAATTACCCGCGCCGGAATGTATTATCAGGATTTGGCAAAATCGACCCTAGAGCGTGCCGAGGTTTCGGCGGAGTTTTACAGCTTCCCGCAGAAATATGTTTCGGGACTTGACCCGGACGCGGACGCGCTGGACACATGGCGGGCAACCATTTCAACTATGCTCCGTTTTGACAAGGATGAAGCCGGCGACCGCCCGACCCTTGGACAGTTCACCCAGCAGAGCATGTCCCCATATACGGAACAGCTCAGAACAGCGGCGGCAATGTTTGCGGGAGACAGCGGGCTGACCCTTGACGACTTGGGGTTCGTAACGGACAACCCCAGCAGCGCCGAGGCGATCAAAGCAGCGCATGAAAATTTACGGGTAACAGCCCGCAAGGCACAGCGGACCTATTCTTCAGCGTTCGGAAACGTTGCCGTTATTGCCGCAAGCGTTCGAGATAATCGCCCGTATGATAGGGCAATGATTCCGACACTTGCCGCCGCATGGCTTCCGGTATTCGAACCGGATGCCGCGATGCTTTCCACCGTTGGCGATGGTGCAATAAAGATTAATCAGGCGGTGCCGGGATACTTCACAAAAGAAAGCTTGAAAACCCTGACCGGAATTGACCCGGCAGAGATTACCGAGCCCGAACCGGTGGCAGAGATCGAACCGGAACCGGAAACGGGGGCGCTTGAATGAGTGAAAAAGCGGAACAGCTTCTGGGCGAAATCGGGCGGGACTTTGAAAACCGCATGAAGACCGACCCCAAGCTGTTAAAGCTGGCGGGCAAGATACCGAAAAACGGAACGTATGAAACGGCCGGCGAGTACGCAGTGCGTACCGGCGAGCTGTTACACGCTTCCGTTATGGATCACGCTTCCGGATTTATCGGAGAGCCCGCCGGCACGATCGGCGAAGTTATGCGCCCGCTTTTGCAATATGAGCACCAACTGACAGCGGACGCAGCCATGCAGGCGCAACGGAACCTAAACACGGAAGCGGGGCTCGGTTTGGAGCCATTGCCGCCCGATATAGACCCCGGAAGAATTGACAGGGTAATAGACCAGGCCGCAGGCATTGAGGACGCACACGGGGCGCTGGATGCCCTCAAAGAACAAATTATCAATTATGGGCAATCAGCGGTGGACGATACGT